CCCCTAGACAGGTTCGGGTGTCCTACAACACGCCTACGTCCTGCTTTTCCAAGCTTCCATATGCCTCTTCCCTCTGCCGTGCGACAGGTCTACGTGTGAGATAACTCCCCAGTCCATTTCTAGGCTGGTTCTACTCAACTTCACGAAGAAACTGTTTTCCGGTTAGATTCGTTCACCAAACACACCAACGAGGCTGCTACCACGACAGCAGCAATTAAGTGCACCTCTGAGACCCAGGTTAGGGAGGTAAAGACCTTCCACCTAATGGACTGAACGTAACTGCTCCACGACCAGGGTTGCCCCTAGCCGCAAGCTCTTCTACCTAATCTGCACTGTTTCACACCTCGCCTTTAGTGTCGGATATACCGTCACCTCCGGTCGCCAACCACGAAAACCATGGCACGACAGGCTTCTAGTAAGCACATTTTTTCTTATCTTTCGGGGACCCAATTAAGGGCGCGACTTCAACCAGCGGGCTGTTGTAAGGTGGCGGAGGACCAACGTCTCTGTTCAGAAGAAGAGAGTCGAAGATCATCCTAACCTTTACGGCTTTCACTCGTGGAGTCAAGAAGAGCGGAAGGGCGCTGTTACGAGTCAAAAAAGACCGAACAGGAGACGTCCGAAAAGAAGGCTGCGGAGCCGATCGAATGCTAGAAAGTTTCATTACATAAAGTATCTGGGAACGTTCGTTCCAGTTACGATAATCAAATGAGAACTTCCACGAAGCAGTCTCTCGATCGTTAGCAAGAAGGAGATCAGGGGAGCAATCAGCCTCCGGATACACAGTTGTTCTATCCCTGGGGACAGCATTATGACCAACAGGCACCGGAGGCGGACTAAACTCCAACAAAGAAGAGTCCAAACGGAACATCCGTGAAAGGCGATGGGACAAAGAACCCCTAAAACCCAGTTCTAGAAGAGTCAATCTAGTTGACCTCAAGACAGGAAGAAAGGTTCGAAACCAAACAACCGCAGCTCTAAAGCGAAGGTTAGAGGTAGTCCCGCGAAGCCAATCGCGGAAAGAATCCGAAAGTGAATTGACGTACTGCGTCTGCTTCAATCGACCAAAACGAAAAGTCGGCCTAACCCGAAGGTTATCACCGGACCAAAGTAAAAGGGTCGAATTGAGAGTACCGTAGTCAGCGTCAACAGAAGTCTTCGTACGCTCAACCTCAAGACCGAGTGATCCCACAACATTCATCCAAGACTCAGAAAGAGACAAGGAAGACTGAAAGAGAATATCATCACCGTTAATGAGGCAGGGAACCTTCTCCGATTCTGAAAAGCTGAGTCCAGCGCATCGGCAAGACCATAGAAAGGCCAGCCGATTCTGTAGACAAAGTAAAGGAAACGAGAGATAAGAACCCATCATCTGACCGCGACGGGGAACCATACCAGAAATGCCAAGAGAATCATGAAAGAGACTAGGTCTCAAAGATCTCATAGCATAAGCTGCCAGGTGCCCAGGAACCCGATCAGAAGCGAGAAGTATTTCAGACAAAATGACTTCAGCAACTTCGATGGAAAGTCCATCAGTAGCACTCTTGTAGTCGCCAGAAGTCAAAACACCGTCGGACTTTCTGAAACCGGCACGATCAAGTTGGACCGAGTCTATATCCCCGACAGCCAACCACCGGCAGGCACGAAGCCTGTCGTAGATG